AAAAAGCGTTTAACGAAGCTACAAGCCGACTTTTTTGAGAATTGGGCTGGTAGTACGCTGGCAAGGATTGATGGCCCTGAAGCCGCTTTAAGAATGATTGGCGTATGCGGTACAATCTAGACGACCAGGCTCAAGCCACGAGCCTGATGAAACATATTTGGCCTAAAGTCAAAGAAGCATTGGCGGCAGGCAAGAAGTTGACGCTAGAGATTAAACCAGCCAGCAAAAGCCGCGACCAAGAGGAAAAGTATCACGCCATCATTGGCGACATTGCCAAGCAAGCGCAGCACATGGGTGCTAAGTGGGATGCTGATGATTGGAAAAGGCTGCTTGTTGACCAGTACGTCAAAGATCAAGGACTTAATGGGTCAAAGATTATCCCTAGTCTTGATGGGTCAGGAATTGTTCAACTTGGGATGCAGACCCGCAAATTCACAAAAGAACAGGCCAGCGAGTTTGTTTCATTCTTAATCTGCTGGTGCGACCAAAACGGGATAGAGCTAAATGATGATTCCAAAGTTTAGCTATTACCGCAGCAAGAAGCATTTAAAGAATGTGGCCAGCTTGCCATGCCAGAATTGCTATATTGAAGACCAAACCCAAGCGGCGCATAGTAATTGGGCTGAACACGGTAAGGGTCGTGGAATCAAGGCAAGTGACGAGTTTACGGCTGCGCTTTGCCAGACCTGCCACATGGAACTAGATTCAGGCGCTAGACTAAGCAAAGAACAAAGGCGTATGCTTTGGGATATGGCTTACCAAAAGACGGTCAATAAGCTAAAATCACAAGGACTTTGGCCTGATGAGCTTTGTAAAGATTGATTTTCTTGCTAAAATTTAACAAACCCTATTGGAGTTCACATGGCTGGATTACTTGCCCCCGCTGCCGAGATCAAGATTGAGATCGAGGAAATCGAATCTGAAAAGCCTGTCATTGAAGGCTTGACCGAAGAATCAAACAAAAAGACACGCGAGACTTTGATGGCCACACAGATGCTTGGCCCTGAGAAGACAGCCGAAGCAAATGGCGAGTTCTGGCGTGGTCTGTCTAATATCTGGCGCACATCACCAGATCAAGCCAAGCGCCGCCTGTGTGCTAACTGCGAATACTTTGACGACCAGCCTGAAACCATCGAAGCGATGGAAGTCGTGCCGCAAGATGAGTTTGATGCTGACGGTGGTGGCCGTGGCTATTGCCACAAGTTTGAGTTTATCTGCCACAACCTTCGTGTGTGCAAATCTTGGGAAAAAGCCCCTGTAATTATGGAGAATGATGATGAGTGAACTTCAATTCGATGACAATGGCCAGTTAACGCAGATTTATTCGCTTGGCACAACCCAAGTAATGACCGTTACGGCCTCGAGCGTACAGTCAACAGCAATTGCATCTGATTGCACAATTATCCGCTTGGCAAATGGAAGTGCAGCACATTGCCACTTCTCAATTGGTGCAAACCCAACTGCGACAACAACAACCAGCCCAATGCTGCCAGCTAATGCAGTTGAGTACATCAAAGTTAAGGGCGGCGACAAAGTTGCTGTGATTCGTGGCGCTACTGCTACTGACGTTTCTATTACGCAGGTGATCTAAATGAAAATGACCAAAGCTGGAACCAAAAAAGTCGGCAAAGTAATGCACGAATATAAAACTGGCACTTTGCACTCAGGCAAGGGCGGCAAAGTAGTGACAAACCCTAAGCAGGGTATTGCGATTGCTTTGAGCGAAGCCAAAAAAGTGATGAAAAAGAAAAAATGATTAAGCGCGGAACTGAGCAATTCTCTGGCTACAACAAGCCAAAGAAGACACCAAGCCACCCGACCAAGAGCCATGCTGTTCTTGCGAAAAGTGGTGAGGATGTAAAGCTCATTCGTTTTGGCCAGCAGGGTGTGAAGGGAAGCCCCGACGGGACAAAGCGCAACGAAGCGTTCAAAGCTCGCCACGCTGAGAACATTGCCAAGGGCAAGATGAGTGCAGCTTATTGGGCAAACAAGGTTAAATGGTGACCTAAATGGCCGATCAATATCTTTCACCTTCGCCTTACGCAAACCAGTTTACAGGTTATTCAAATGACCTGATTCAGGGTTTGCTTGGCTACATGAAAGATAAACAGCGCACCCAGCAAATGCAAGGCTTGGCTGGTCTGTTGGAGTCTACGGGTATACCCCAAAGCGTTGAACGTGCTGCATACGCACAAAGCCCCAAGGCGCTGCTTGATGCGCTGACAAACGTAAACCGAGCCAATATGCCATTGCTGAAGGCTGAAACTGCTGATGCTTTGATGACGGTAGCGCCTATGGTTGGCCCTGCTGCAAGGATGGCAGAGCGTGGCACAATGGCCGCTGGTCGTGCTGGTGAGCGTTTGGCTGAGAGGGTTGTGCCTCAAGTTATGGAGCGTGGCGGGATGCCAGCGCAGTTAATGCAGGACTTGAGCAAAGGCTCAATAAGTAGGGTTGTGCCAGAGGCGGGATTGTTAACGCCAATGCGTGAGTCATTTGTGCCTGGCGTAGAGGCTGGCAAAGAGATGATTGTTCATCACAACATCAGCCCACAAAAATTAGCAAACGTAGAAAAAGTCGGCGGTATGCCTGTACCATCTATTGCGGTATCTAACGTAGACAACCCCATGCTTGGTTTTGGCGACATTTCTTTGATTGGTTCCAAAGAGATGGCTATTCCGTCTGCTAAAAATCCTGTTTATGGTTTTGATGCTTACACAGCAAGAGCGCCAAAGATTGACTATCAGATTGACCCAAAAAGCCGCAAAGCATTAGAAAATTCACTTTCAGATATTGCATCTGAAATCCCTGATGGTGCTTACAGCGTTGATAGATTAATTGGAAACTGGGAAGACCGTAAGTATTCAGATGTTTTAAAAGCAAAGTTTTTAAAAGACGAGGGTTACGGACTACCAAAAGTTGAAGATTTTAAAGATGAGCCTTGGAAATACAGTTCATCTTTGTCTGAAAGTGTAGGTAATCTAAAAGGCGAATACGCAGATTGGCTTACTAAGTATGAAAAATCTTTGCCTGATGTTGGTGTAAACATTAAAGAGCGTATTTTTAAGAGTTTTACAGATTCAGGCAACAGACGTTATGCAGATGCAACACTTGAAAATTTTGTAAAAGAAATGAAAGGTGGAGCTGGCTCAGAAGGTTTTATGTATGGAGTTGGTAACATTAGAGCTGTTGCAACGCCTAAATTTAAAACTTTGAATCAGGTAAAAGCTGCCCGTGAAAACATTGTTACTCCTGAAAAGTTTGAGCCAATCAAGAAACAGATTGGTGAGGCTTTTGACAATATTTCTGATAGATTGAACAAGCTAGAGGGTAGGGATGGGTATAGTTACGATGCCCCAGATGCCTTGTATGAGATTGGGCAGTTAAGAAACGTCAACTTGTTGGACAAGATTTATAAAGATGTACCAGAGTCTTTGAAGGCTGACGTTCAAATCTTTATGAACAAAGTCAAAGAGATGCCAACGGAATACTTTGAAATCAAGCCGCAACGCGCTGTGCAGGTTGGAGAGTTCAAGGGCGCTATCTTGCCAGCGGATGCTCCAAAGCAATCAATTGACTACTTGAGAAGCCAAGGGTTGCAAGACCTTTATTACTATTCAACGCCAGAAGAACGTAAAAGCCTATTCCAAAAGTTTGGGCCTCAGATGTTTGGAACATTGCCATTGGGCTTGTTAAGCGATGAAGAACTTAGAAACCAACTAAATCTGTTAGACTAAAGTTTTATTAAGGAGCCAACGAGCCGAAAGGAATTGGTAAACAAAATGAGTAAAGTAGGAAGACCAATGGGCAAGCTACATCAAGATGATGTACGCAAGAAAATCCAAGTAAGTCAATTGATAAATGTTTTGCAAGATCATGCACTTACTGGTGAGGGAGAGATAACGCCCACCCGCATGAAGGCAATTGAGATATTGCTGAGAAAATCTATACCAGACCTGAGTGCTGTTGAGCTATCTGGTGACCCAGACGCTCCGATTGAGTTAAAGGTTTCATGGCTGAAATAGTCATCCCTTACTCGCCAAGGGAGCAGCAGATCAAGATTCACGACCTGATTGACGAGAAGCGGTTTGCTGTCGTGGTGGCACATCGAAGGATGGGCAAGACTGTATCGGCCATCAATCACCTGATTAAAGCATCAATCCTGAACACGAAGGAAGCGCCGCGCTATGCCTATATCGCCCCGACCTATGGCCAAGCCAAGCGGGTAGCGTGGGATTACCTTGTAAAGTACGTTAAGCCTTTAGGGGGTACAGAAAACATATCCGAGATGAGGGTGGACTTCATGGGGAGAAGGATTCAGCTATATGGCTCAGACAACCCAGACAGCTTGCGCGGTCAATACTTTGACGGGGTGATTCTTGATGAAATTGGCGACCAAAACCCAAAAATCTGGACAGATATTGTCCGACCAGCACTTGCAGACCGCCTTGGCTGGTGCTTATTTATTGGCACTCCAAAAGGCCACAACCACTTTAAAGAACTCCGAGACAGAGCAGAAACAGAAGCCGATTGGGGTTTGCTTGAATTCAAAGCCAGCCAAACCAACGTAATTGCTGAGACTGAACTTGAGGCAGCCAAGTCCGAGATGGGTGAGGATAAGTACCTTCAAGAGTTCGAGTGTTCGTTTAACGCTGCGGTTGAGGGTTCTTACTATGGCTCAATCCTGAACGATCTAGAGGCTAAGAATCACATTCAAGAGATTCCAAGGGATGACCTATGCCGAACCATCACGGCTTGGGACTTGGGAATGGGTGACAGCACGGCTATCTGGGTGGCTCAGATTGCAGGCTCAGAGATTCGACTGATTGACTATTACGAGAACAACGGGGTGGGTCTGGATAAATATGTAGCCTGGCTCAAAGAAAACAGATGGGATACTGCCGAGCAAATCCTGCCGCATGACGTACAGGTCAGGGAATTAGGGTCAGGTAAGAGCCGCCTCGAGGTCTTACAAGAAGCAGGACTAAACGTCAGGGTTGCTCCAAGAATGGGCATTGATGACGGTATTCAGGCTGTAAGACGGCTTTTACCAAGATGCTGGTTTAACGTACCTAAGGTTAAGGTAGGCTTGGATTGCCTGAGAAACTACCGCAGGGACTATGACGACAAACGCAAGGTGTTCTTTGACAGACCCTTACATGATTGGTCAAGCCATGCGTCTGATGCTTTCAGATACCTAGCGATTGGTATGGATGAAGGCTCAAGCTGGACAAAATCTATAAACAAAGCACCGAAGTGGGTAATATGATTTT